CATGTTTGACGTGGTGCCTGGTGGCTTCGTTGATGCGTCGGCTCCTCCGTTCTGAACCCTGAAAACCCTTACGAGGACATGAGTCTCATGCTTGGAGTAATTGAAAGATCCGAGGACGGCGGCCAGGAGGGCTTCTGGTTCGGCCCCCACTTCATCCGCCTGGTCCGCAACTTCACGACCGAAGCCGGCACCACCGAGGACATCGGCTTCGTGGCCACTGACTTGGCCAAGGCGCTGGACATCGCCAACTCACGGGACATGGTGTCTCGGCTGGACCCCGATCAAAAGGGTGTCGCTCAGACCGACACCCTTGGCGGAACCCAGTCCCTGACCGTCATCTCAGAGTCCGGCTTCTACGACGTGGCAGTCCGCAGCGACAAGCCCCAGGGCAAACAGCTGCGCCACCTCGTCACCAGGGAGATCCTGCCCCAGCTCAGGAAGACCGGCACCTACAGCGTGGCTCCTGCAGCGCCTCCTGCGGCGCCCATCGCTGGGCAAAGCCAAGACATCACCGCCTCCTATCTGCTCATGGCATCAGCCATGGAAAAGATCGGAGTAGAGGCGGGCATTGCACTGGCAGCTGCATTTGATTCCATCAAAAAGGTGACAAACCTTCCAGTGGAAGACATGAGGCGCAAGCTGCCAGCGCCGAAGAGCGAGCCGCCAACTCTCAACGCCAGTCAGTTAGGCAAACTTCTGGACATTTCGGCAAAGGCCACAAACAAAAGGCTGATTGAAAAGGGCTACCAATTCCGAACTGTTTCAGGGGTTCTTCAACTCACCAAGGATGGCCAGGAGTTTGGTGCCGCTGTCCCCTACTCAAGGCACGGCCACGCTGGATACCAGATTCTTTGGCTGCCAAAAGTGGCCGAAAAGCTAAGGCCGCTGACCTGATGGGACTACATCACGAAGACGTATTCCTGCCGATCCGTCCTATGTCAAAAGCCAGGCCACGCCTGGCCGCTGGCAAGGTGCCGTATCACGACAAGGTCTACACCGAATGGCTGAAGACCTGCCGCGCATTGATGGGTGAGTGGTGGGCAAAACCACCCCTCGGTTACGTCAACTGCCTGATCGTTCATTTCTATGGCCCAGCTCGCGGGGATCTTGATAACCGCCTGGGCTCTGTTCTTGATGCAGGGAATGGATTGATCTGGAAAGACGACAACGTCTCCGTCATTGGGCGCTGCGCGATGCGCTGGATCCACGACAAGCAGGCCAATGCCCGTATCTACATGAAGATCATTTGGGTTGACGAACATGATTAAGTGCCCTCATTGCGACTCAGAGGACACCTTTGTCCGAGTCAATAAAGGCGGAGAGAACCAGAACCTCCGCTATCGCACCTGCAAGGACTGCGCCAAGACCTTCACCACCATGGAGGTCATCTGCGTCAGTGCTGGCCGCCGTCGTGGGATGGTGCTCGATCTGGAAGAACAGCTCCGGTACGAGTTAATCAATCAACCATCGGAGGCCGGTGAGTGATTCCACCTTTGTCCGTCATGATCCTTGTCCCGATTGCGGCAGCAGCGATGCTCTGGCGGTCTACACGGATCACACCTTCTGCTTCAAGTGCAACACGTTCAAGAAAACAGAAGAGGCAAAGCCTGCCCAAGCGAGAGATCTTCCGCCAATGATTGATCTCGACTTCACCCCCTGGGGTAAGGACGAGTATCGCGGTCTAACCAAGCGGGTTCTTGAGCAATACGGCATCGCCAAGACAGACAACGGAATTGTCTTTCAATACCGGGACAGACAGGGCAAACACATTGCCCAGAAGTTCAGGACAGAAGACAAGAAGATCAGCTGGAAGGGCGCTGCCAAGGAAGTGGCCGGGTTTGGCTCTCACCTGGCCAACCCAGCCCATCACGATGCCGTCGCTATCTGCGAGGGAGAACTAGACGCACCGTCTGTCTACCAAGCAACGAACGGCAAGGTGGTTGGCATCAGCGTCCCGAACGGAGCGCAGAACGCTGCCAACTTCGTCAAGAAGCATCTTGATCAGTTCAATCAGTTCAAGATCATCTATGTCGCCACTGACATGGATGAGCCTGGAGAGAAGGCTGCATCAGATCTGGTCAACCTCTTTGAGGCAGGCCAGGTCAGGCGCATCGTCTTCCCTGCCAAGGATGCCAATGACACCCTCACTGAACTGGGAGGGATGGCAGTCAAGGAGGCTGTCTACGCCGCCAAGGAGATCCGCCCTGATGGCATCAAGTCAGCCAGCTCCTACCAAGGGATTGTCCTCAAGCCACCCGAGCGCAAGGCAACTGACTGTGCGTTCGTCTGGTGGAACCAGAGGACCCCTTTCTATGACAACCAGCTCATCATCCTGATCGCCGGTTCCGGCATCGGTAAGACAACCTTTGCCCGTGCCCTGGCACTCCATGACATGGAGCGTGGCATCAAGGTTGGCTGGATTGGATTAGAGGAGACCGCTGAAGAAGCCGTCTTCCGCTTTGTCGGAATGGCTTCCGGCATTCAGCTCCATGCCCGGCAGTCCTATGCAGGGCTGTCTGATGACGAGCTGCAACGGATTGCCCAGGCTGACCGGTTCGTCACCGGCTCTGGATCCCTGGAGCTATTCGATCACTTCGGGAGCCTGGATGAGAACACCATCCTGCAGCGGATGAGCTACATGGTCCGGTCCTTGGGATGCCAACACATCTACCTGGACCACCTGACCATCGTCGGCTCGGGCTTGGCTCAAGACACCAGACACCTGGATGCCTTGATCACCAAGATTCGCTCCTTCATTGCGGCAACCAAGTGCACGGTGTTTGCCATCAGCCACCTGAACAGGACGTCAAGCCAAACCAAAAACATGGAAGACGGCGGTACGCCTGAACTCCATGACATCCGCGGCAGTCACTCCATCGTTCAACTGGCAGACACTATCTGGGCCCTGTCCCGGAAGCGAGGCACCAACCTCACCCATTCCCACTGTCTCAAGAACAGGATGCTTGGCCGATGTGGCTATGCCGGATCCTTCGAGTTCGACGAAGGCACACAACATCTCGAACAGAAATGGGAACCACCCGATCAACCCTTCTGAGCTGGAAACAGCTGACCGTTGGCCAGCAGGTTCACTACCGAGCTGGCGGCGGTTGGAAGAAGTGCAACGTCCACACCATTCACGACGACCATGTCACCGTCCTCACCACGCAAGGCTCGGACATCAGAACAGTCTCGGTCTACGACAAGCGGAACATCTCCATTGCGAGAGGAACAACCCCTGGACCTGAGCCTCGGGACAGTCAAGCGTCTCTTGGTCTTGGGTTATGAGCGGTACGAAGAAGCGTTCAAGACCGAGCGCAAGTACGAAGCCATGTACTGGGACGGCTACATCCGTGCCCTCCACCACGTTCTAGAAGCAAATGGCCAATAGACAGACCTTCGGCGGAACCATGGAGTCCTATGACGGCGCTCCAAACCTTGGCGTTGGTGTCAGCCGGCCAGACCCCAAGGCACGGACTAGGGAGTACAGGCTCCTGGTCAGGTTCCCTCGCACCCAGCCGATGCGCGTGGTGCTGCAAGCCGAGAACCAAAACAGGGCGCTGCATTACGCCAAGAACCGCTGGCCTGAAGCCGTCACACAGGTGATCAAGTGATCAAGTCAATGAGAACAACGCGGGATCAGCCCCAGTGCCCCGCCTGTGGCAGCAAGAGGACGCGCTGCATCAACACCAATGTCAGCCAAGGCTTCCGCCTACGCCGTCGGCGTTGCCTGGAGTGCGATCACATCCTCTTCACTGCTCACCCCTGCGAGGAAGTCATTCCCTACATGTCCCCTGAACTCCACCCCCTCTGGACCCACATCCATGAAGCTGCTCGTTGACACCGAGACCTACCTCTTCCGTGCTGCTGCATCAGCTGAGTATGAGGTTGAGTTCACCACTGACAAGTGGACCTACCTGACTGACATCAGCCAGGCCAAGGTGATCTTCAGTCAGGAGATCGAACGGATGCAGGACGTTGCTCCTGACCACTCCGTCGTTCAGGTGATGGGCGACAAGAACAACTTCCGGTATGCCGTCTTCCCGGACTACAAATCAAACCGCCGGAAGTACCGCCGCCCAGCTGGCTACTCAGCTCTCCGCCAATGGGTGCGAGAGCAGTGGCCCACCACTGAGCTGGAAAACATTGAAGCCGATGACGGCGTTGGCCTCCTCTATGAAGAGGGGGACATCATCTGCTCACGGGACAAGGACCTCAAGACAGTCCCTGGCCTTCACCTTGATGGCCAAGGCGTAGTTGATGTCTCGATAGCTGAAGCGGACTATCGCTTCTACTGCCAGGTCCTGACGGGTGATGCCACGGATGGCTATCCGGGCTGCCCCAGCGTTGGCCCCAAGACTGCAGCCAAGCTCCTTGCTGACTGCAGAGACGAGGAATCCATGTGGGCTGCTGTCGTTAAGGCTTACGGCAAGGCTG